CCTGCCCTTCGGGAAATTCTAATTCCTTACTGTTTTCCATCATAAGATTTCTTGATGAAAACTGTTATAAATTTACTGGGTTCCTGGTGGATAATGCTGATTAGTGGGGAACCTTGGTTCCCTGCTTAACGCCTTCTAGATAATTTACGACGTAATGATTTTATCTTTTTTATAGCCTTTTTGTATTTACGAGACAACCCTAGGCGACGACTAAGGCGTTTTGAAAAACGTCTTTTCGAGCGTCTTAAAAACCTCCTAGATCTAGATCCTCCGATCTTGGCACCGTTCATATAATGCGTCTGATTAAACGCACTTTGGTTATCTTCGTATTGTGTTTTTATTCCTCCGGTTCCGGTCCATTGATTTTTGTCGATAATTTGGTTCGAATTTGATAATAGAGACATTATATATTATCCAGTAGATAATAAATAATCTTAGCATGAAATATTCAATAACCAAAACGGTCCATATAAGGTTAAACCGCAAAGTCCAAGTAAACATGTTAAACCGCACGCTAGTTCTGTAATGACGTAAGCCCGCTTTACACAAGATTTCAACGGCGAAACGCTAGAAGAACCATCGGAAACCTCCGTCGCGTTTTCTTCCGTGAACGCTATCGGAACTATAGATAATACACTGGATTCTGTTTCCAAAATAGGATTCGAAACCGGAAGTCTCGAAAGTTTGATCATTTCGATAGTGTTTGATAAATAGACGGCGTCTATAATGGATGTCATATTGTTTGTTTTATATTTTTATTATTAAATAACAACGCTAATATTTCAATTTTTTCGACGCTTTGATTTACGCCTCCTCGATTTAAGTTTTTTATTTGTTTTTTTTACTCTTTTATTTTTTCCGCCTAAGCGTTTAGGTGTTTCCGAACTGGGGATATTTTCACTATAATATTTGTTATATGCTTCGATAGCTTGATCTTTTAAATAAGTAAGTGTAATTGTTTCTTGGTCACTGTCGTATTTGTTAACTAATCCCAAATACGGAATATTGGTTTCAAAAACTGAATCTGGTTGAATGTGAGATAAACTATAATAAAATAAAATTTCGCTTTCTACATCTGTCAGATGATTACTTATTTTAATATATTGCTCATTATAAATTTTGTCAATAAATTCATCAACGGTTTCTTTTACAGTTCTAATTTTCGCGCTATACACACTTAATCTTTTAATAAATTCATCATGTTTCAAGTAAGCGCGATTTATGTCAGACGTTAACTTGATAGCCTCCAAATCTGTTTCTGACAAATCTCCGTTCACTAATAAATAATAGACGTTATTTTCCGTTGACTTAGTGTTAGGTGATGTAACGCTTTCAAGTTTCACGATTATCATAAATCCATCCGATCTTACATATTTAGATCCATATGTAATTCCATGTCTAGTAGCAATTTCATTTAGACGAGCATCATTGTGAGCCATATTTTGTATTTGTAGTGATTGTTTATCTGCCAGTTCTTTTGCCCGTTTTGCTTTTTTTTCTTCCCATTTTTTGTATACCCATTTTTTCGCTTCGGCGAATGGTTTACCAACCCAACTCATTATATATTATATCCAGATAAATTTATAGGATGATCTAGAAATCACCGATGCAGTATGTTACTAAATGCTGGGGTGCTACCGGCACAACTTCCCAATATGAATTATTTTTCCGCCCTGGTGTCCCGGAATTTGGCGCGCAGGCACCCACCGCTTGAACTTCGGATGAAACATACATTCCATAACCGCGGTTTTCTTGAGATCCACGTATTTATCGATCCGCATATCTTGGAAATCGTCCTCGTCATCGCTCTCCTCAATATAATCCAGGCTTTTATTCTCCTTTATTTTGCGAAAGATCCCATTCATTAATACGCTTGTCTTATAGTTCGGAATATACGCCAACCCATAATATTCGCGTTTGGATTTCGCACCGAAAGCATAAAGATGATAAATATCGAATTGCAGATCGGCTTTTACTTCGAAGACCGTAGGCAACTTATATTGCGGTTTCCCGAAATCATATTGCGGCGAGGGTGGTGGTATCATAAGCGCCATGAGTTCTTCGGTTTTATCCGCATTAGATAAGGCTGCGCCGATTTTCTTTGCCAAAGAAACGTTCAAAAATGGAGCGACCGTAGTTAGAGATCGATACTGGAGATGATGAATCGGATACGGAATTTTGTTTACGTGGGTTGGAGGGATAATTGTGTCATCCAATTGATCCTCCTTCCGCCACATGACGGGCAAATGAAGAGGAATTATGGAACTGGTTTGGACGACTTTCATAATCGAATCGACGAATCCGAGCTTTTCGCTCAACATGAGCTTTTTCAAAGGAATGCCTTCTGAAAAAAACACGTCTTCTACTATAAAATAACGTTGATCGGACCTAATGTCTTTAGAAGCGGAGTCGTCTGGAACCCAGATCGTGCCGTAAAAAAGCGTATTTAGAGCGAGTTTCACAGGAACATCCTTATTAATCACGCTAATACGACCTACCTTTTTCTCGCGACCTAACTCCATAAGAAGACAAACATCGTCTTCGCCCATAAATGTAAACCAAAGGAATGCTTTTTTCCCCGGAGGAATTGCCAAACAAATATTATAAGGTGGTAAAACTTTCTTATGTGCAACAGTTTCATAGGAAAGTTCGAATTGTGGAAATCGTCGCATAACGTCGGCGCATTGGTTCGGCGTAAGGTCTTGCATTAATCGTGGTACATATATACACGAAGATACATTTAAGTCGTTTTTATTATAGATTCTATTTTGTCGCGAAATGCTTTACGCTGTGCGTTTATTTTTGCCCCGTTGTCATTTGGGAAAGCGGTTTCGCATTCTCTATTCGTTATCAACTGAGCTATAGTTATTTCGCCAGACAATACTCTTTGTGCACATGATTTGCATGGCAAGAATCCAGTTTCATTCCCGGGAATGTGTTGTTTTTTCGCCATTACTTCTGACTTGTTGTTGTTGTATCGGCGCATGAAATATATAATACAACATGTTGGATAACCAAAATAAGCACCCTTTTCGACTAAATTCATAATGTGGATTTTGTTATCATTATATGGGATGGATACGTGGTTCAATTTTCACACGCCTCCGATCTGCCTCTGTATAAAATCCGCCAAATCTTCATTCATCGAGCGCAACTCGCGGTCAGATAAATCGGTTTTTTCCTTGTCTTTCGTTTCGAGTTGTTTTTTTGCGGTCTCGGCTTCTTGGATAAGAACCTTTTTTTCTTTTTCTACAGATTCCTGTAATTCGTCCATAATATTTCTATATTTCTGAAGATGGAATCCAACAACGTCTTTGGTCTTTTTATTAGTATATGAATTTTTGAAATAAATGACTAAATTATGAACCAAAAATATAATGATAACCGATATTACTATATTTCTAATTATCCATAATAACATATTTTCGTATATTGATGCACGAGAATATGATTTTGGCTACATGACGAACCTTTATTTACATCAGTTTAGCGACGATAGCGGCGCTGAGATCTACGAATATTGTATTTCATATGTCTGCGATTGGATTTCCTTCCACCTCGGATTTGATTCTGGGGTATGGGATTGGGTTCAACCGGATTTCCTTCGCCGTTGGTTGCGGGTCCGGGTTGAACAGGAACGGCTGCTTCTTGTTGAGCTCCGGGTTGGACTTGCTCTTGAGCAAAAGGTGATGCGGGTTCTTCCGGTTTTACCTCTTCCGTCTCAGTAGGAGTGGGTTCCTGGTTTTCGGGTTCCTGGTTTTCGGGTTCAGGTTCAGGTTCGGGTTCGGGTTCGGGTTCAGGTTCAGGTTCAGGTTCAGGTTCAGGTTCTTGGTTTTCGGCATTGGACTCTTCCGTTTCTTCAGCAGGTTCTTCCGTGGGTTCTTCATTTTCCATATCCATATCTTCAGAAGGTTCTTCCATTTCAGTATCCATGGGCGTTTCGGTCGCCGCCTTCGAAAACATTTGACCCAATTTTGCAAATATATTATTTGTAACTTTCTCAGAGACGTCATCCGCCAAACCGTTAGAAATTCCGTCTAAAAAGTTCTTGGCATTATCTCCTAAATTCGATCCACCCGAATTGCCTCCGCGTTGACTGCGTCTACGATAATTTGCTCTTCTTTTAAATGTTCTGTATCTTCCCATTTTGTATATACATATGCAAAGATATTTTGAAGCCCGGGTTTACTTATGTTTTTTGCAAAAACAATTTAAACAATCCTCCCAACATATTTTATCTAAAGATATGCCATCTCTTTTGCTAATTGAAAAAACCGGCGTTATAAAGGAAATTTCAATGAACCAATTTTCTGAATCAGACCTGTATAAAAAGGCTGGATTTAAGACCTCGGACGGATTCAAATGCCATACTACATGGAATGTTGATATCGATGACAAAAAACTATCAGTATCTATTTACGGAAAGACGGATGGTCGAGCGAATACAGAGAATAAATACGATTTCCCGCCGCCAGTCGATAATAGTCTGTTTTTTGGATCTTGTGTTCTAGTGAGCCGCGATGAAGACGGTGAAGTATCTGATCTTACGGAAGATATTTGGGACAAAGTATATGAATATTTGTTCGGTGGATTTGAGGATCTAGGAGACGAAGATTCGGAATTGTCCGGAGACGATTCGGAATATGAAGCTGCTCCTAAGACAAAAACTGGTTATGTGAAGGATAATTTCGTAGTAGATGATGACGAGGAGGAAGATGATGAGGACGACGAGGAGGAAGATGATGAGGACGACGAGGATGAGCCGGTTATTATAATCAAAAAATCAAAGAGTAAGAAGTCTTTGACTAAAAAACCCTCTATCCCTGAAAACATATTTTCTTCGATATCCGAATCTCCAAGCGACGGGTATTTGGATTGCGGCGCTGAGCTTTCAGAAGAGGAATATTTTACATAATACACCCTTGAAGATTCAAAATGGGACGCCCGGCGGGCGTCTCACTAGATATTTAGGGGGCAACGTTACCGATAAATCAATTAAAAGGCAAACCTCCGTAGGAGGTTTGTTCCATTCAAAATGTTCATCGGTGTAAAACTAACTAATAAAATATATATAAAAGCATCTAGTTTTTATATATAAATGTCAACGTCCAGAAATCCCCTAATCACTGAAATCGAAAGCTTACAAGCATTCCAAGACTTGTTGACGAAAAACCCCGGGCTTATCATCATCAAGTTCGGCGCCGGATGGTGCGGACCTTGTAAAAAGATCGAACCCGTTATCGATCAATGGTTCAATTATTTGCCTGCGCAAGTTCAATGCTGTAAAATTGACGTAGATGAGTCGATTGAACTCTATGGATTCTTGAAATCCAAGCGTCGGATTAATGGCATTCCCGCGGTGATGTGTTACCAGAAAGGTAACCTGAATTATATCCCGGATGATATGGTAGCCGGCGCGGATGTAGACCAAAATAATGCGTTTTTTCAGAGGTGCTGTAAGCGTTTGGAAATGATGGAATCAGACAAGCCATCATCTTCGGATTCAGAAAAATTACATCGATGAAGACAAATTATTATCATATGTAAATATATATGGCGAAAATAAAAATGAGTATGAAATGGATAGCACTTTTTCTGGTTCTATCATTTTTAGCGGTTTGTGTATATGTTGGAAGTAAAAACGCGTTTGGGAATCGCGAATATTTAATGACAAAAAACTCGGACGACCTTGGTGCTACATTATCCACTTCCAGTAAAACCGCGGCTTATTTTTATTCACCATCATGCGATTGGTGTACTAAGATGCATCTTGTATATGATAAAGTAAAACCGGCTTACAAAGACGTGAAATTTATAAAAATAGACTCTTCGCAAAATAAGGATTTAGTGAATCAATATAAATTAGAAGGATTTCCTCATATCTTATTTTTCAAAGGATCAGATGTGGTTGGATCTAGTTCTGGATATGTAGACGAATCTACTCTGAAAAAACGATTGGACGAAAGTTTTGCGGCAGGTCTTCCTATTTCGCAAAATCCTACACAGAAGTACTAGAGACAGAAGTACTAGAGACAGAAGTACTAGAAACAGACGCTGAGTTTTTGTTATCATATATGGTAACAAAAATACATTTTTGAAACGCTTTATATACCACCATTAATATTCAGTGCATAAGGATTTCCCTTAAGGGCGCTCAATAAATCCGGCGACACGCGATCGGTTTGCATTCCTGAATACAAGGATTGTTTCCCCTGAAGACGACCCATAGTTTCCATTGAAGGAGGGGGCATGGGCATGGAAGGATTCACAGCACGGCTATTCTGCAAATGTGCATCTTTCGCTTTTCCGGTCATATTTATGTTTCCGTTCATCAAGGACATATTTCCAGGAACCATGCGACCGTCAATGGTAGAAGACTTGATATCATTATTACGCTGGTTATATTCTGCATCATATGCACGGGTTTGTCTAGCATTAGGACCAGCGCTCGAGTTTCCGGCATAGTAAAAATCGGATTGATTCATACGTTCATTAATAATGGGCTGTTGTTCGGTAACCGCGTAAGCGCCTCCTTTTTGATTGGCATTCACATTCAAATGGAATTTGGATTTCTCGGTAGTTTCGCGAATGGTTACTCCCGGGCGATCGGCTGGATTAAACAAATAAGAGGACGTCACTTTAGTCGCGGGATTTTGATAAGGACGCAAATTGCCAACGGCGTTTTCTTTACGAGAAGGTCGAACCGCGTCCAAGAGAGGAGCAACAACTGCTCCGATGGCGCTACCAAAAGCACCAAAATAATCCGTCTGGTAATTCGATGAACGATTGTTTGCATATGCCTTGTTT